TAATAATTTCGGATAGAGTGCCGAAAAAAAAAGCGAGTATTTGTAAAACTGTGGAGCAGGTAGATCCTTAAAATTGTCAACTTTCCACTGATAGTCATCTTCTATCTTTCGCCCAAAAATATTAACCCGGTACGATAAACAAGCAATGATTTTGTGCAATGCCTCTATCTTGTCGCTATCACCTAATTCTTGCAGTTCAATAAAGTGATGTGCCTCCATTGCTTTGGCATTCTTGACGAGCTTGAATCTTCTGCCTTTGTGTTTGAATGTCCATTTCAATCGGTGCTTGGGTTCTTGCTCTAAAAATGACAAGTCAATTTTTCGCAAGTCATTCAATGTCCACTTCTCAACTTCCTCATAAGTCAGCCCTTTAATTATTGCTACTGTGTGAGCTGTTTTCTCAATCGGGTTAAGGTCATCAGGAAGCTCCCCAATCTCTTGGAGCATTCCGATTGTAATATCTTTCCATTTAAGCATAGTAGAATAGTCCTGGTTTATTGTGTTGTTTGCAATCATTGGCAAGAGCTAACGCCATCACGCAGTCATCGTGTAGTCCTTGTGGTGCTGTGTATCTGACTCCTGTCCTTGTGTATTCAAATTCAAAGTTACGCATTTCATCCGCAATCACACCCTCGGGGAATCTGACTTTTTGACTTTGCACTGCTACCACTAAGCCCTCAATCAGTTGTTGCTTTGATTGGCTTGTGAATTTAAATCCTTTAATTCTTGGGTGCTGCCTTTGTAGTTGCTCCACGATAGGATCACCGACTCCCGTGCTATCCACAAATGCAGGTGTATTGCCTATGGTTGCCGTAATCTTCTGCAATGTCTGACTCCAATCTGCTTGGAATCTATCAAAGTGAACAACCTCTCCCTTTTCGTTTAGTCCTATGATCACAGTCCAGTCAGTATACTTTGCTAAGTCGATTCCGTATGCCGTTGGTGTGCCGATACTCTGTTGAATACAAGCGTCAATGTTCTCATGTCCGAACGGGTTAGAATTATCGTCAGCAGGTTCAGCCAAATATAACTCACGGAACACATACTCAGGAAGGTCACGTTTGGCTTGTTCTATCTCCTCACGTTCAATGATGCCCTCATCCGCCGCATCGTATGCCGTGATTTTGAAATACTCCATGTTAGGATCACCAGACTTTGCTCTTTCCCCTAATTTATAAAACCAATTCTTTTTGCCCTTGACGTTTCCAATGAGCTTACATTTGCCTTGTGTTGCCGTTAGTGTTGAACGAAGTGCAAACCAAGAGTCCTCTCTTGCTCTTGATGCCTCATCAAAGACTGCCGCGTACACATCGTCACCATATAAGTTGTCAGGCTTTTCTGCTGATTTAAACTCAATCCTTGAGCCTACCGGTGTTATCAGTGTTAACTTGCTTTCGTTAGATACAAAGAAGTTTTTCTCTGTGACCTGTGCCTTCATACGTCTGAATGCTATCTCCGCTTGTTGGTACACAGGAGCAACCCACCACACCGATTGATTCTCTTTTAAACTAAGCGACTGCTCAAATAACCAAATTATATGACTTGCAGTTTTACCTGTCTTAGTCGATGCTGCCGTTATCGTGTAACGTGCATCTGAATCTAAGATGGCTTTTTGGTAGCTCGTCAGTTTTGGTCTTGAGTAGTTTATTTGCATACTTGCCGCAATAGGTCTACACGCTTTTTGTTTATGGTATCAAGGTTGTGGTTTTCTTGGCAATATTGATAATTAATCTCACCTACCTCTTTGACTTTGTCTGACTTGATAAGCTTTCCAATCTCTGACCAATCATTGTTCTTAACAAAGAAACATCCAAGATTGTCACGATGATTTGTGTATGGCTCAACCTCACTCACAAAGATGGGCAACTTGTAGGCTGCCGCTTCGAGAATCTTTAGTTCTGATTTGTATCGGTTGAAATTAGTTAGAAGTAGTGGAGCAATGCAGATGTCAATCTCTGAGTAATATTTGCCGAACTCGTTTGCCTTTGTTCCTACTCTTGTCTGAAACCACTCAGGGCGTTTATGTCTTGGCTCTCCTGTAATTGCTTTCTCCATTGTTGCCCAATCGGGAACGTTCTCATGAAAGCCACACATCAAGAACCTTGCTCCGTATTCCTCACAGATAGGCTTTATTTTGTCTGTAAGCAACTTTAAATCTTCAGTGTGGGATAAGCCTCCCACCCATCCGATTGTAAAAGGATGCTCTGTTTCTGCTTTCCATTGACTTTGATTTAAGTCTAACGCATTGGGGATAATTGTGACGTTTTCATTGAACTCCTTAACCTTCTCCTGAAGTTGTGGAGTGGTCACCATCACTGCATCTGCATAGTGTAGACTATCCTTGATTCCATTCTTGATAAATGCTCTGTAAAACTTATACGCTGGGTTGTGTTTAGGTATAATCCAATAGTCATCAATATCAACTATGAAAGGAATTTTCTTTTTGGCAAGTATTGGAAGGATGTTGTATTGCAATCTTCCAAGCCATCGGTTGAATACCACGCAATCATATTTCTCAAAAGGTAGGTCAGCCCATTCCCCCTGATCAACAGAAACATCAACTGTGATTCCGTAGTCTATTTGAATTTTGACGTAGGGAGTGTACAACCTATGGAAGGACACCCCATTCATGCCGTCAAGTAGTAGTAAGATTCTCAAAATGGTAGATCGTCTTTCTCCTTCGGTGGTCTTGGCACTGCCACATAGTGGGTTGCCTTTGACCTGTCGTTTTGCGTCTTGAGTTTCTGCACTCTGATGCGAACATCTCCGTACTTGTTAATCTCAAGCTTTCCGTCAGCGAGTGCTTTTTTGAATTTGTCCACGTTTACCGTGATGTTTAAGCCGTAGTCATCAGACCAGGCGTTTCCTAAAAATGTAATTTCATCCATATTATTTACCTTTTGTGTTTAGTCTAAATTTAAAGTCACGTTTACAACCTTTGCCTCAACAGTGGCATCCACCGTTTCCTTTGGCTTACCATATACTCGACTGAGTAAAGTGTCCATTGAATAGAGTGAGCCTTTCTCATACGATTTAATGATAGCCTTTGCAACTGTCTTTTCAAGCATGGTTGCTCCTTCGTTTTTGAGAACCTTTTTAATCTCTTGCTCATCCATCGCCATGATTGCCTGAATGCTGTCGTTTACCTCTGAAAGCTTGTAGCCTTCCTCCTTCATCAAGGTGGTGAACTTTTTAGGTCTGCCGTTAGGGTTGTTGGTTTCCCCTTTCTCTGGAACTTTTAGAGTGCCTCCGTTTCTGCCTGGTATCTCTTTCATTACTTTGTTCTTACTTTGTAATTACGTTCATTCATCTTAACCTTATGGACAACTTTTAACATCTCTTTGTGTTGCTTTTTATCACCATATTCGATGTGGCAACTTCTACACAATCCCATTAGGTTTTCAATCGTGTCTTTGTTTCCTCCACCCATACCTCTTGCCTCGATGTGATGAATGTCAACGGCTGTATTGCCGCATAGTTCACAGGCTATCCAATCGGTGGGATGGTAGTTCATTTCCTTTAGATATATTTTAGTGTGCTTCTTCACAGCCTAATTAATTGACATTTGGTTCTCTGCTGAAGTTCGTGCATGTGGGCGTTGTGAGCATTGAAGTCTGTGCCTTGTTCGGCTTGAATATAGTGTTCAGTCAGTCCTTGATATAAAGCTCTGCCTCCATCTATCCCTAACGTATATACTTGGTCGAATCGGTTCATCAGTAGTTCAAATGCAAATGAGCTTGAGTTGAATGTTCTAAATGTGTAATGCCCTATATTAGGATCAATCTTAAACTGCACAAAGATGGTGTTGTCATATATCTTTTTATTGCAGGTTCTGGTCAGAATAAAACGTGCTTTGTATTTTCCGTTTATGTATTTATTTGGTTCGTTGTAGATGGGTGGATCATGAAAGGCTGCTATATCTGCATATCTTGTTTTTTCCAATGCCCCGTTAATTGTCCAGACGTTGTAGTCTAACATCATAGAAGCATCCCACCTCTCAAGAGATGCACCCGTTCCAACAACAAGCCAAGGTTTATCCTTCGCCCAAGTCTGTTTTATTATCTGTGTTACGCACGACACGTTTTCTTCGCTTTTTTTTAACCGGTTGCTCGTCGTCTGCAAGAGTGTTCAGTTCCTTGTTCTGTGCCTCTGCTCTTATAATCATTGAGAGCATTCCCTCAACGACACAATTTCCGCACGTTGGAAGTGGTTTGCCCATCTCTTGTAAGTACACAGCTCTGAACTCTACGTTCTGTTCAGGTGTCATTTTCAGCACTTGTGTTTCTTTCCATTTCTGAAACACCGGCAACATCTCTGTTAAGATGAAGTCAATTTGTTCTTTGTTCATTTAGTATTCTGATTGCTTTGGTTAACGCCTCGTTGACTTCGCTGGGTCTTGGTTGACTGATGGCAAAGCCCCTTCGGTATTTTAAATGTCTTTGTAGTGTGTCAATTACTTCGTTTAGATCTTTTAGTTCATACATATCTGTTCAATATCGCTGCTATCATTCCACTTGCAAATGAGAATAGAACTCCCTCCAAGGAGTGGAAGTACAGTAAACTCAACCAAAACGCAAGACATAGTTCACAGGTAAATGGCTTAACCTTGAGCCGATATGTCCAGTTTCTTACAAGAATTACTCCTGCGGAGGCGAGTCCTAATATCTCAAATGTATGGTTCATATTTTTTGAATTGTTTATTTGCTTTATACTTAATCTCGTTAATCACTTTATCTATCTCATGCCTACTGATGCCTGTTGCTCTGCTGATTGATCGTGCTGATTTTGGTTTAATGTTTCGACCTCCTTCAGAATATAGCTTCCAAATCTTTGTATGATACCAATCATAATCTCGTAGAACGATGTCAATGCAGTAGTGCAGTATTTCTTTTCGGTAATCAACATCATGATCAGGTATCTCAAGTTTAGAGCTGTCAAGCATTGGCTCTTGTTTAAATAACTTGTTGAACCTCGTGTATTGACCGTAAGCCTGGTTAACCACGATGCGAATGACAAGCCCTTCCCAATATCCACTGTTGTATTTTTCAATTATCCATTCTTCATCCTTTTCGCAGATTATTAAAAACACCTCTTGATACAAATCATTCGCTTGGTGCTTCCCTATCTTCTCACAAACTTCCCTCAACCATTCGGCTGTTGTCAGCTCGTTTATGATGTCGGCTTTTTTGATATGTCAAAGTTCTTTTCAATTTCAATAGGTATTCAAGAAGTTTTACACAATAGTTGCACAGTCTTATCATTGCAAATGCTGTAAACCTCAAAGCCTTGTTTTATGTATTTCTTGGCATAGTAGATGACTTGCTTGTCATTCTCAAGGATGATGTGAACGTATTCACGCCCCTTCCTGACTGTCAGCTCCATTAATCAACTCTAATATGGTTAATTCCTCTCTGTACACCTGAGGAATGTCCAGCCAATTCTCCACTCTTTTACATCCATTTATAACGCTTGAATGGTCACGATTAAAGATTGAACCTATCTTCACAGTGCTGAAATTCTTTCGATGTCTTAGATAATAGAATAAAGCGTGTCTGACATTGACGATTGATCTGTCCCTCATTGGGCTTTTGAGTTCGTCTTCTGTTATACCGTACTCATTTAGGATACGACCGTATAACTCGTGGCATCGTTCGACATTGTTACCTTTGAGTTTTAGTATTTCATGCCTCATCTTGTGAATGGTCACTTGATACTCTCTCATTTGATTTCTGACTTTACGTTGATAGTTGTCGTGTTGCTTTTCTAATCGTGTGAGCTTTTGCTTTGCTGCGATGTACTCAGGATAATAATCTTTCATAGTTCTAAATAATATGCCATACAGGCGGCTTTGTAAATAATTTCCTCGTCAAGTTGTGAGCGTTTCTGTTTATGCCCTCGCTCCCTTTTGAGTTTGTAAAACCAAATATTCTGATTGTCTTTAATTACCTCCACTAATTCAGCAACTCGCTTCTCATCAATCTTTGGCTTGTCCTCTAATTCCTCCCAAGCCTTGCATAGAAAAGATGGAAAGACTGCCGCCCTTTTTGTTCTGACATTCTCCCAGTTGCTTTTGGCTATCTCAAAGGCTGACATCTTAGGACTATTGTCAACCGGTGCTTCTATTGCCATATACTCTCTTGGTTTTAGTTTTAAAGTGTGAGAGTTGTCTTTTATGTAGGCGTTCATTATATCGCTCACAAATTTGACGTTCAGTTGTTGTGGCTGTCTGATCGTGTACTTTCCGAGCAGATACTCCCGAAAGGCTTTGTCCATCGTTTCGATTTCACATCTTGCGAATCCGTCTTGAATAAACTCGATGAACTCTTTTCCTTGTTGTGGTGGCTTTATGCCTCCTAATGAACAGAGCTTTTTTAATCGCTCCAATATCATCTCCTGATTAACATCCTGAATAAACATGATTACAATTCTAAGTATATTTTTTCTAATTGCTTAAA